TTCGCTACTTCAGACGGTGATTTCGCATCCCACCAGTTTTTAAAACCGGTCACCACGTAATCGCTTAGATCGCTGATCGATTCGCCAACGGTTTTTAAAACCGGATTGCTACTCAACCCCTCCGCAAACCCACTGCTAACATTGATCCCGGCCTGGATCCCGGTCTTGGTGAGATCGATCAATTTTTTGGCAGTCTGGTCCACAAACTCGGTAAACCCTTTGGCGCCCTCGCTGGCCATCACCCGGTTGAACTCGCCCCACATTTCGTTGATCGTTTTGCTTACCGTTTGCGTGGCCTCCATTGATCGCATTTGAATCAATGTCTGACCGCGTTCGGCCTGGCGCTCCGCATCCGTCAGCTGTTTGGCGAAACCGCCCTTTTCTCTCAGGATGCCTTCAGAGATCAGGCGCGCGGCCACATCACCACGCAACCGGCCGGCCTTCTGTAACTCCTCGATCCGCTTTTCACTCAGCCCGGTGGCCTGGCTCAATAGCCGGCGTGCATCGATCCCCAACTTAAAAAGCTTGCGCAATTCAGTGCTGGCGATCTCGCCCTTTTCAGCCATTAGCCCTAGCGCTTCGGCCACTTTGGTGATCGTCTCTGCCTCGCCGCCAAAATCGGCCGCTTGCTCCGTGGCCGCGCGCAAAATCTTATTGGTCAGCTCGAGGTTGCCGGTTAGGTCCTGGACCTTTTCCGAGGTGTCCAACACCCAACCAAAATCTTGCCCCGCATCAATGGAAAGTTTTTTCAGATCCTCGAGGTATTTGATCGCTTGCTGTTCACTGCCGGTGAAGGTTTTGAATTCGATGATCGTTTTGCGCACTTCTTTATTGAGATCGATCCCTTGCTTAATGATCGGCACGATCACACCGCTTACTTTGCTAACGGCCGTGTCCACCGCACTGCCGATCATGCTGCCCACCGCGGTGCCAATCCCTGGCGCCACTGCGGTGCCGATAATCGATCCCAACGTTTGCCCCAATGAATCGAAAGAAGCCGTGATCACACTGGTGGCACTGGCCGAAAAGTTTGATCCAAACTTCATTCCGGCTTCTTTGCCTTTTAATGAGGCGTCGATCTGTGGTCCAAGTTTTTTAAAGCTGGCGCCAACGTTGTCAACGTCTTTTTGAAACGCACGCATGGCCGCGGATCCCTTGCTTGAATCCACGGCCAATTCTGTGCGGAGTCGGTATGCTTCGATCTGGCGTGCCATTGCTTTTTAGTCTTGCCGGTGTGCCATCACGCGCGCGGCATATGCGGCCAACATTTTGTGGATCCAGGTGGTGTCACTTTGCAAAATCTGATCGGGCATCATATGTAACGCAAATGCGAGATCGATCAGCTCCTGGCCCTCGAACGGTAAACCCTGGCGCACTGGTTGGCCGGCCGTGCGATACCACTTGATCAGCGCGTCCAGGTTTAATCGTTTCCCACGCGATCATCCACGATCGTTTTGTGGATCTGACTCAAAAACTTTGTATCCAACGATCCAAAAAATTCCACGCTTGGTTTCACCGGTTGATCGCCATCGACCAGATCCGGCAACTCGATCACCGATTCAGCCAACCAGGCGATCAACACCTCGCGGTGGTTGCCCTCTTTGATCCCTTCGGTCATGCGCTTTTCTAATTCGTCAGCTTCGATCATGGTGATCCCGCGATAGACCACGCGCATGGTTTCTGTTTCCTTGTGGCCGTTTTCCTCAAATTCCAATTGCACGCGCACCGTGTGTTTGTTGCCGCTTTGCAATCGCTTGAGATCTATCTTTTTACTCATTGGATCTTTTCCTTTGGTCCATAAACCGGCACCTGGCGATCACCTGGTTGGTGATCGCCTGGTCCAGCTCGGCAGTGGTGGTTTCAATTTTCGTCAGCGCTGGCGCGCCGGTGGTAGGGTGTAGGGTGGAAGGAAAATTAAGATCTTCGGTTAATACGTACGCATCTCTCCGTAGCCATCACTCTGTTCGTTGCCTGGTTTCAATTGGACCACGCCGGTCAATTCATACATGGCCACCTCATTGGCCGTGCCCCCGGCGCCGCCCGCTTTCATTGAATGCGTGGCCGCGGGTGAAAACGAAACATTGTCGAAACGTGCCCACACTTTCTGATCGGGCACTGCCAGGTTGATCCCATCAAAGATCACCGCACAATTGTCTGGCGTCTCTGAGGCAATGATCACACCCTCGCTCGCTTTGTAACTGTAGCTGAAAACTTTGAATGGTTGCGTCAACCCGGTCACCACCATAAACGTGATCAGCTTTGAGTCACCATCAAAGGTGTAGTTAGTGCCTTCGGTCAGTGTTACCGGCGTGCCGGCGCTATCTTTCAACACCAACGCGGTGATCCCCATATGACTGCCCGGCACTAACACCACATCACCTTGTTCGATCCCGGTGGGCAAATTCACCGGCGTGGACATAGATCCCGCGGCCTCCTGCGAGCTGGTGCCGTGCAGGATCAACGCCAGGTTTTGCGCGGTGCGTTCCTTCAATTGCATCGTTAGCGATCCGGTGCGCCGGATCAACACGTGGAGATCCTGCAAGTTTGGTCCAGTTTTGCCGGTCTTGAAATTGTCTACAAAGTCAGCTGTCTGTGAATACTCAAAAACCGGCACCTCGCCCACATCACGAAAGGTTGTAGGATCGCCGTTGGCATCCAGAAACGCCACCTTTATATCGCCGGCACCAATGAAATATTGTGGAAGCATTGCTAGAGATCTCCTACTGGTAAGCGTTGAACGGTTCGGTCAAAAACTGGACCACGAAACCAACATAAGCCCCGTCCACCTGGTACGTGTCGGGATCCCGGATAATTGCATCCTCCTCCGGCAACGTGTCCACCGCGTTCACTGGTCCAAGTCGGGGATCAATTGCGCCGCTGCCCGGATCCCTGATGATTGCTCGCTTTACATCGGCAATCATTTTGCGCGCGGTGGCCAGGTTGGTTTCCCGCTTGAGAAATATCCGCACCTGCATGGCCAACTGATTGGGAATCGCTTTTTGATCGGCGCTGTCCTTCGCCATTTGATTGACCAGATCAAAAACTCCAAGCGCCGGCAACTCCTCCTCCTGGAAAGCTGGTGGATCCTCGAGGATCAACCCCTCGCCAAGATCGGTTTCGTAACCGTTTGCCGGTGTGATTGCCGCCAACCGGATCTTGATCTCGTCAACGATCTGTTGCCGGATAGAATCAACCATCACTTTTTCAAATACACCGTGGCAATCAAGCCATCCTGATCATCACTGATCCGCTCGAGCTGGTAACTAACACCTTCGATCGTGGCCGTGAATTGCTTTACCAGGCGCCGGTTGAGATCGTTTATCTGTTCCACCAGGCAAAGGAAATGCGGTTGCGGTGCTTCAATGTTGGTGTCGTAAATCGTTACTGCCTCGCTAACCGCGTTCATGATCACCGCGATCGTTTTCGTATAGTCCGGCCCCACCAAAGCGCAATTAACGGCAAAATCATCAGTGTCAAAGAACTCGAGTCGATCCGCTGCACTTTCGATCAGCATTCCTTATTTTTTTGGCGCCTTTTTGCTGCTGGCCTTTTTCGTTTTTTTCACCGGCAAGATCAATTGCTTAACGCGTGCGCCTCGCTTTACTTTTTTTTTAGTTCGGGATCGCGGTTCTCCGGTTCGGGATCTCGCGTTTGCGCCTCGCCGGTCTTTGGTCCACCTTTGCCGCCCACCTCCACCGCGCGCCCGTTAGCCACAAACTGCGGTGCATAGCGTGAGTCAACCTCGCACGTGTCGGTTTCATAGTCTGGACCATAATCCGCGCCGTTGTATGCGGTGTTGCGGATAAACTTCAGCCGCGTGGTTGGTCCCTTTTCGTTTTGTATTTCCACCGGTGGCATTGGTCAACCCTCCTCGAAGAAAAAAAGTGTGCCCGCCTGGTCCAACTTACGGGATCAAGCCGGTGGCCTTGCAGAAACTTTCGCCATGCCGCAATTGCACATCGACCATGATAAAGCTGGTCACTTCGATCATGCCCTGTTTCTTTTTGGCGTAAGGATCTGTGATGATCTCCAACACGCCCCACTCACCGATCATCAATTGCGACCAGACACCAAACACTAGACCATGCTCGTTGGTGCCCACGCCAAGATTTTTCTTCAGCTGGTTGGTAACTTCCGCGCGGTAGCCGTTCACCTCATTGCCGCGCCAGATCGGTTGCGATAGTTCGCCGGCCAGCTCCGGTGTGATCTTGCCTTTGCCTCGAGCCTGCGGCGTGGCCAGGTATGCCATTGTGCCGATGTCGGCATTATCGCTGGCGACCTCCGTTTCCATTGCCACCAACTTTTCATAAGTAACCGATCCCCCAAACGCGACCGAATTAACGCCGGTGGCCGTGTAGATGCCGGTTGGTTGCGGCGCGCCGGTGCCGTGCAGTGCCGCCAGATCAATACCTAGTGCCGTGATCTCTGAAAGATCGTTCATCACCAACCCGTCAACATCGACCGCACTTTGTGCCAGGAGCTGCCGGGAATAACTAGTGGTGCTTTGCGCGGTTTTGGGTGATAAGACAACCTGGTCCAACGTCAGGTTGGACTCGGCCACATCGGATCCCGGATTCTCAGTCACCCACACCAACGTGCCGGCGCCGGTCTGCCGCGGAAACGCCACGTTGCCCTGTAACCCTGGCAACACCGTGGCCCCCAACGCGATCACCAACGCGCGGTTGCGTAGCAGATCAATGAAGGATCCGAATTCAGTAAAAACCAGCTCCTGGCCTTTGGTGCTGGTCTTGGTGTCCAACCCGGCGCGCACTTGCGCCGGCGCGCGGCGTGCTAAGAATTCCGGTCCCCCTCGCAAGGCGATCGTGGTCGGGATCAGAATGCCGCCATGCCGCTGGTGATTGGCCGGCAACCGCTTGGCGATCTCCTCGCTGATCTCCAACTCGAAACTGTTTTCCGATCTTTGCCCCATGCGCACGTTCACATCGGCCAGGATCGCGTTGCGGATCGAAAACTGTTTTTTCTCGCGCTCCGTGAGATCGATCACGTTGCCCTGGACCGTCACCGGTGTTTGGTTGCGCTGTTCGCGTTCGCGCCGCTTGTCAAAAACCATTTGCCGGAATTCTGCCAGTGTCTTGCCGCCGGCGATCGCATCCCGCGCCACTTCCTGCGCGAGCGTTTCGCCAGGTGCATCGATCACCTTTGCCAGATCCATGATCTCGGTTGCGCGCGCAACCTCCGAAACGATCGCCGGTGCGGTTGGTTGCTCTATGTTTGGTTCCATTGTTGCGGCACCTCTTTCCAAATTATTTGTGGTTGGTGTTGCTGTTGGCGTGGTGGGTGTTGCTGGTGGCGTTGGCACTGCGGCCGGGTGGTCACGGCCAACGCCGGCACCCACCACATCAGCCGCGATCGAAACGGTGGAGATCTCTAACGGTTCCCAACGCGTGGCCGTGTAGGTTTCCGTGTCTTTATCAACCGTGTATTCGTGGACCACGTAGCCCACGGATATTTGCGATCGGATCTCGTCTTTCACATCCTGGAATTCGTCAGCACCCGCGCGGCGTTGGGAAAACTTCACGGTAGCCCGGCAAATGCGATCACCATCAGCGCGCGCTGTGCCGCGGACCACCGCACCCACCTGGTTGCGCGTGTTGTGATCGGCCAGGAGCGCGCCCCCGTTGTTGAGGCGCTCCAACATCACTGACCCTGGATCACAACGCAACACCTCAGTGCCGTACCACCGCTCGATCGGTGTCTCTGAGGCAAACGCCACCTGGACCGTGCGCGCCTCCTCATCGATCGCGCGCTGCTGGTCCACGATCACAAACGTGCGATCCTGGCGCTGCCCGATCAACTCTCGAATGATCTCAGCTTCGCTTTTTTGTGTTGTGTTGGTGCGTGGCGTGGTCACGTTCGCGCAAGTTACTTTGCGCGATCGGTTTTTGTGCAGCCTGTTAGAAGCAAAAAATTTTTAGAACTCAGGCGCCGGCCTGGTCCGTGGCATCGGTTGGTTGGTTTTGAGTGTTGTTGGTTGGTGGTTGTGCCCCTGGTGGTCCGGCCGTGAGGGTGATCCCATACTTTGCCGCCAGCTCCGTTTCCGCTTTCAACGTCTGAAAAATCTCCTCGAGATCTTCCCCTTCATCCGCGGCCACCGCGGTGCGCGTGGTGAATGAGCTGTGAACGCGCAACGCATCAGCCTGGCCATCCTGCAACGGATTTACATAACCCCACCCGCGCGGCAACCAGCGCGCATTGATCACCCGATCAATATCACGCGGCAACACCCCCTCGAGCGCCCCGGCCATCAGTGCAGATCTCAACCAGGGCATATAGACCTCGCGGTGTAGATGTTCGATGATCCACTGTTGCCAGGCTTTCCACACCTCGCGCACTTCCATAATGCCGGCGCGAATGCTCGAGAAATTCACCTCGCGCATATCACTGGCAAAGGTTGAATAATCCACGTCGAAACCCACCGCGATCCCTTTCAGCATGGCCTTGAGAAATTCACCCTCCTGGCCGTTGGGATTTTTCGGATCAAACATCTTCATGTCATAGCCAGGTGGCAACACCGGAAAGATCGCCGGTTCGGCCTCCACCTCCGGTGGGATCGCTTGTTCCTCGCCAAGCGCTGGTGGTTCGTCTGTTTCCGGTGGAATAAGAAAACCCATTTGACAAGCTTCGATCCTCGAGGCAACCACCTTTGCTTCAATGTAGGCGCCCAACTCGCGCAAATTGCGCATGGCCGCGTGCGCGGCCGGCGCCGATCGCGTGGCCGATTCATCATCCAACCAGAACGGCAAATAGATGATCTCCGCGGCCGGCACCCGCACCCGTTCCATTGGTCTACTTTGCGTTTGTGTGAAACCGTATGGTGTCGTGAGGTAGTAAGCCACCGGCCGTTCATCCTGGTCCACCTCCACCGACATTAACACCCGGTTGCCGTTGGCCAATTGCTCGTTATACGTTTCATCCAGGTAAGACACATCGATCAGCTTGAGCGCAAACCCAAAACCATTCGCGGCCGTTACCTTGCGCACCAGGCACTCACCATCGCGGAATAGTTGAGTGACTACCAGGTTTTGCACATCCAACCAGGTGAGTTTTTGCGATACCGTACAGCTCTCTTTATGGCACCACCTGGACCAGGCCGCCTCGATCTGTGCGTTCAATACTGAATCCAGTTCGTCGCCCCCGTTGGTGGCGCGCACCTGTAAGCGGATCCCGCGTGGTCCAACAATGTTCGATCGGCACATGCTCAAAAACTTTTTCATGTAGCCATCATTATGCGCCAGCTCTCGAGCGCGCGCGCGCATGGTGCGCAACCCCTGGCGCAACTCCGCATTGATCGAAGTAACCGGCGCCACCCAATCATTGGTCAAGCGGTTTTGTACTGCGGCCTCAAAGCGCCGTTGCTGCATCGCGCGCCAGTGTTGCGCGCGTTGCCTTTTCAACCTGGCGCGTTCGATCTCGCGGAATGTTGGTAGCTCGAGGTTGAGAGATTGCATTTCTGTTATGGTCCCGGTTCCACTGGCCGCACGTAAACGTTTCTGAAAAACCCTGGTCCACCCGCTTGCCGGCGCTCCTGGTTGACCAACTCTGACAACCGTTTCTCCCACGCTAGCAGATCTTCGAAACTGTATCGTTGCTTCATGCGGTTGGCGATCTGGTACTCCTGCGTATCGCTGGCCGCTTTGGCGCCAAGCGCCACGCGCAACGCACTCAACTGTTTTTCGAGATCGCTTTCTTCGTGGATTAAGAGAGCGTCTAACACCCGCAACACAAAACCACGCCGGCCGGCAATCATGCCGTTGTCGTCTGTGACAGTGTTATAGATCGCATACTCATTGCCGCTGGTGCCGCCACCGATCCGCACGTTGGTGGTTTTGGTGGTCTTGGATTCAGTCACGATCGTGAGATCAGATCCGGTAGGAATCTCCCAGACTGAAGTTTGAATGTTTACGCTTGGCGCCAGGTAGGGTGTCCAATCAAGCGTGTAGCTTCCGGTTGTCGCGGGATCTTTTGTTTGCGTTGGCGCCGGCATTGGCCGCGGATATTAGCCAAGCTGGATCGCTTTTGTGCAGCCTGTTAGAAGCAAAAAAACCGCGCGTGCACTGCCCCACCAAAACGGCACTAACGGTGCTTTGCGAGTTTTTTTTTGCTGGTTGGTTGACAGTAACGGTGCAGCTCGCACGCATATTGCAGGTAGCGAATAAAGGCATCAATCGGCGCCGGCAGTGGTGGTTTGGCCACGTGTTGGCCGCACCGTTGACAGGTGGCCAGGTAAGGATCTGGACCACAAACCACCCAGGTGATTTTCTCGCATTGCGTCATGGATCCTTGATTATCGTGCGCATGCATGCGCCGGTGTCGCCATCATAAAACCGTGTCCACACCCGCACGTGGCCGGCCTCGACCACGATCGCCGCGTCACAATCGATCTGTGCCTCGAGCTGTTGCAGATTGGTGATCGCGTATTCACTGAGCAAACGATCATCAGTGCAGATCCGCACCCACACCCCGCCCGGTGCTTTGCCTGGTGCAATCGTTACCAGGTGCAGATCCGGCCGGTGCAATTCGCTTGTCATTGTGACCAACCTTAGATTGGCGCGCCGGCGATCGCGCGCCGCCACTGGACAATTGTTCATCAGCCCATAACCGCACGCCGGGCACGAATGCCGCTCCTCAGTCATAGGTGAAACAGTCTATCAACCGTGGACAACCGTTACCAGTTACCGACAAAACCACCACCGCGGCCACCACCACCTGGCCGGCGCCGCGGCAACCGCCAGGCGCGTGGCAATCGTTCCGGTGTATTGCCCACACCCTGATCCGTGGCCTCGCGTTTAGTTTGCTGATCGGTTGCCGCGGTTGGCGCTTGCGGTTGCTCCTGGTCTTGTGCCGCGGCCACTCGCTCGAGCAACCGCGCGCGGAGTTTTTCATAGTTCGGCCGCAAAAATTCTTTCACGAAAATGTTATACACGCGGCAATCCCATGCCTCGTTTCGCGCGCCAGCTTTTTTCTTCACCCAACGCCAAACCGAAAACCCCAACCGCACCGCTCGCACGCGATGCTCACTGGTCAGCTGTTTGAAATAATCGTCAGAGTAGATGATCGGGAAGTGGCAGAAACCCGGTCCCGGCACTTCAATGCGCAACGCCGCGGCCGCTTTGTCTTTCGCTTGCTCCGTGCCCACCGTAAACAGTTTGGTGCGTGGTCCAACCAATGAAAACTTTTTCGGCACGATTGGTTTGCCTGGTTTGCTGGCACCAATGATCGCAAACCACCGGCGCCGCTGGTTGGCCTTGCAGAATTTATAGACACCATCAGAACAACCACCGTGCGAGTCGATCGCGCCGGCGCTGATCGTCATGGTCACACCCAATTCATGATCCCATTGCGTCAATAAAAAATCTTCGAACTCACTCCACACCGTGCCGGGATATTTGTTCGGATCACCCCAAAACACGCGATAGTCAATGGACCAGGTTTCATCGCCGGCGCCCCACCCCAATACCTCCACCTCGAGGCGATCCGGGTGCGTGTCTGCCCCAAACGTTAAAAGATCCACGCCGGCCGGCACCGGTGCGTTGTACTCCTCGCGGTGGAAAGATGTTTGCTCCTCGTCTAAGCCCTCGCCCTCCTCCCACAACTCACCCAGGGTGGTGTTGGCCCACACCTGGTACATGGCAAACGATTGCGCGCGTTTGGCCTCCGTCAATTCCGTGGCCATCTCACCCCACCGCATAAATGGTGAATAGGTGCCAAGCGCTTTGAAACCCGCGCGGCCGCGAAACTCCGCATGCGCGCGCCACTCATATGCGGCCAACATTTCCTCTTTTTCATCTTCGCCGGCGAGCGCTTTGCAGCTCGGACATTCAAACACCGCTTCAGCTGGTGCCAGGTTGAATTCTGACCATTTGATTGTGTACCACTCGAGCTGTTGGAATTCGCCGCACTGTAAGCACGGCACGTACAGGTGGCGCTGGTCTGAATCGTTGAAAGCTTTTTCAATGCGGGATTGGCCTTTGATGGTTGGCGAGCTGGTCATAAGGACCAGGGCATCACC